GGCTGATCAGGATGATGTTTTCATAGTCCAGATTCACAAGCCGCTTCAGGGTGTTCAGGAACTCACTTCTGACCATATCCCACGCACGGAAGGAATCATCAGATTCATGCTTCCAGCCCTGACGGTCACAGATGTAAACCCGGCACGATTCATAAACATCTTCCAGAAGGTCAACCACGATGGTTCGGAAATCGTTCTGTTTCTTTTCCAGTTCGGCCACGGCATCCATGAACACTTCATAGGCCAACTTGCGCTTGGTGATACGGCCTTCCACCGTAACGGTGTCACGAATGGCGATATAGGGGGCATCCACAAACTTGATGTTGCCATCCGTGTTCAACATCAGGGGATCGGGGAACTGATTGGCAAAGAAGGTTTTGCCGCTGAAGGGTGCGCCGTAAAGCCACACAACCTTCTTCTTGGTGGCGTTCAGATCACGGCGTTCATTCTTGGGAAGTAACATATAATCCCATCCTTTCTGACAATATTCTTCATACTCACACCATCCACAAAAATGGTTTGGGTTCTTGGGAAAGTCTGTGGCTTCAACCATGTGCTTCACATCGGTCAGGAAGTCCACAATCTTCATGGGGTTGTACTGAACCGGCATCAGCGTTGGTTCAGCATCTTTCAAGGCCGCTTGCAAGCGGTCACGGAATTGGGAAAGGGTTTCGGTGCTTTTCTGCCTGATCTTGGGCTTGGGAACAATCAGGAAATACATATTTCTGATCCGGTGGCCGGGATGGGTCAGTTCATACCAATACTTGTATTCGTGAAGCTGGCCGGAAACGGCGTAGTTCTTGGCGTTGTTGGAATACTTGAAATCGTACAGATCAAACGCTTCAAATTCATCTAAATCTTCACCGGTGATCAGCCCATCCAGCTTCAGGCCCTTCCCCACGGGAACCAGGTAATCCATAAAGCCGATGAAATCGCCGTTCCCAATGGGCAATTCAAAGGAACCACCGGGCGGCAACATGGCCTTTGCCTTGGGGATCATTGCTTCCAGCTTCATCATTTCATGAATGTGATCATCCGTCAGAACCGGGAAGCTGTTCTTGTAGAAGTCAAGGGCTTGTTCAACCCCTTCTTCAATGCCGGTGTGAAGGGCGGTGCCAAGGATCAGGGCGTTGTCTGCGTCTGTGTTCGGGATCGTGTCTATCCCTTCCACATATCGCAAGCGATATTTGTATGGGCATCTATCAAAGACTTCAACCCGGCTGTGGGAAACTCGCATTGTTTCACCCCTTTCACAATAGTCTTGAAGGCTTCAAAGCCTTCCGGGTAAAGGATGAACCCGAACCCCTGTGAACCGTTGATTTGGGCCAAATTACGCTTCTGAAGCACAGATGGGGTTCCATCGGTGGCCTTCAGCTCTACTTCAAGGGCAATGCCCTTCACGGTGATCCGCATATCGGGAAGGCCGCTTTTCACATACCGGCTTCCACCCCAACGCTTTTCATAGAAGCCACAGGGCGGGGCGCTCATGCGGTCAACTGGTTCACCCAAGGGATAAATCCCTTCACTTTCCAACCACTTCTTCAGGCGGTTTTCAAAATTCTTTTCACCGGCCATCGGCTCACCCCTCCAACATCTGAATCAGGCTGTGAATACCTCTGACTTGGGTGAAGCCCTGAATTTTACCCGTTCCAGCGTAGAATTGGAACAGTTTATCATCAGACTTTCGCCAACAATGGAAATGTCCGGTTTGCTCATTCTTCAGTTGGTATTCAATGCCGTGGGCTTCAAACTGCTGAATGGCATAGGCGATCCGATTGGGGTTCTTTGCAACCCGTTCTGAATGAACCTGTTTGGCATGATTTTTCAGGGCATCCCATACTTCATCCCTTGCCATCAGCTTCACCTTCTTCCTGTTTGGGAACATAGTCCTTTGCGGCTTTTCCCGGCTCACAATGCCAATGGCGGGAACAGC